CATTCGTAGCAAACGGAAATAAACTCATTTAAGCCTCCACCACCTTTGCCAGTATTACATACCTGTTAGTATCGTGTAATTTCTGCACCGCTACAAGATCCCCCTTTTTGAGCCCGTCTGTAAAGGTTATCTTAGTCTGTACGGTAGTTTGAGTATCTGGAGCTACGGAGGATACATAAGGTACCTTAAGCTGTCTGGTATAGCCAGCTACTAAGTGATCTGCTATATACAGATCCTCCGCATTTAGTACCAGATCATCAATTTTAACGCTATTTGCACTCTGCATAACGCCTAGCTGTAGGGTAGTAGGGTTATCTTTCCGCCCCTGCTCCCTCATCATACCAAGCATCTCCGCAAAGTACTGGTCACTCTGCATACTGCTACTGTTGCTATTGTCAGCCATACTAGCCCCGTACCTCCTTTCTATCCTTATCTAAGATTTTCCAGCCCTTAGTAGATCCGCCATTTGCGGAGTAATATGCGTAAGCATTATGAAAGGCAGGAAAACCACTGCTCACCGTTCTCCAGTAGCTATTTACTATCTCAAACGGAGGGTTATCCTCAGAGCCGTAAGTAGGAGTATAGTTACCTGTATTACTGCCATTGGTACCCGTGCTACTGCCAGATCCGCCTCCACTGGAGGAGGTGGTACCGTTCTGGGAGCTATTTTTATTCGCCTTAGTATCCATCATTAGCTTAAGCGTTACCGTTAAGCTCATAGTGGCTACTCCGTTATTCCATGTGTGAGTATCTGCATCGATCCAAACCAGCCCACTAAGCCCTGTAGAGCTGTCTCTTACCACCGCTCCAGCCCCAGTAACAGCTCCATTATGATTTACACAATTAAGAGTAAAGGTTTTCTCAACACCCTTAAACATACTCTTAGCAGTAGTGTTAGGATCCTTGCCCTCCTCCTTAGTGTAAACCTGCTGGAATACGCCATACTTTTTAACATCGGCATCGTTTTGTACTACTCCTGCTGGGTTTCCCTCTCCGTCATAGATACGCACCTTATTAACCATGTTAGTAAGGGTTTCCCTATACTGGGAGCTGGTAATGTTGCTATCCTCTGTGAGCTCAATCTCACAAACAACCTTACCCATCTCCTCTACATTAAGGAGCCCCTTTTTAGCGGTTACACGGTACTGCTTACCGTTCTGCTGGTATGCCTGTGTGTAGGCTTGCATGATGATCTCATATATGCCCACATTCTGTACTATGAGCTTTTGGGGGATCCCTGTTATAGCTAATGAGCCTACAGGGATCTCCAGATCATCACACACCATTTTAGCAATTGTTTCCGCTGTCTTAGAGCTAAAGTTATAGGTAGCCTTGCTTTTGAGGGTATAAAAAAGGAGGTCATAAGCTACATAGGTTACTACTCCCTGTGTGCTATTTGCCTCCCGTTCTGTTACAAACCCTCTAAAGAGCTCCGTTTTCCCGTCATCCTCAAAGAGGTACACAGGATCCGCTAAATCAATGATAAGAGGGGTAATGTTACCATCCAGCGGAGCGTTAACTATTTTTAGCTCCAATTTTCTGGATACCTCCGATTTGGAGCCTCCCCAGCTAATAGAGCTTACATACTCCGTTATATCTGTGTTTTTATGTACCACTATCACTCTTTACCACCTCCTTAGGGGATTGTTAATACCTGCCCTGCATAGATAAGATCTGGATTTTTAATCTTATCCTTATTTGCATTGTAGATCTTAGTATACAAGGCTCCATTGCCGTAGAATCTTTTTGCAATACTCCAGAGACAATCTCCCTGTTTAACCGTGTAGGTTTTGCCAGAGCTACTCTCTGTAGCCTTTGTTTCTCTGGTAGTAGATTGCCCCGTAGCTACAGTATTTGTAGCCGATTTAGTCTTGATCTTTTTATACTCCTTAAGAGCCAGCGTATAGTATATATCACCTGTGGCGTCCCTTTCTCCCCATGCAAAACTCTCTATAGTAGCCTCCATATTGAGTAGATCCGTGATAATAACCCTTATAGGCTTACCAGACTTTCTCCAGCCCTCTAGCTGGTTTACATAGGCTATAGGCTGTTTACGCCCAAAGTTATTACTAAAATGATAATCCTTATCTGGGAAGAAAGAGCTAAGAGCGATCTCTCTTAGCCCCGTCTTACCCATGAGGTTAATATCTCCTAGCTGGATTACATTAACCACCGTATTACGATGGGCTACAGTAACATTAAATTCTGAGGGCTTAACTGGGAGCTGTAGAGCCTCCTCACCTTGCTTTAACCAAAATTCCATACCTTACCCACCTCCTTACGGTACATTAGGTACCAGCTTACGGAATTTCTTAACCATATCCTCTACTACCTTATCCACATCTGCCTCCTTTTCGATAACTACGGTATCTGCAAGTTTCTCAATGTGTACGGTAGTACCTGCTTTACTGATCTCCTTTACTTCCTGTGGCTGTCCTGCACTTCCTATACCGCCCTTGTTGCCATCTCTGGAGAGCTCCTTATCCAGAGGCTGTAGAGCATTGTTAAGCTGTACACCTCTGGTACTCATAGCCCTCTCATATTGATCCGCTTGATTTCTGGTAAGTACCGTTTCTCCTTGATGGAGTACTGCTGGGTAGTTATCGTAAGGTACACGGGCTAAGCCGTAAGCGTGACTAGATCCGCCACCGCCTCCGCCAAAGAGCCCTCCTATCCAACTTCCGATACTTCCGACAAAATCCCCTACAGCGGATAGGGCATCTGCCAGCCAGCTAAATACGGGCTCCAGCTTATCCCAGAGCCAGATAAAGGCATCTACTATAGCTGTAATAATGGGATCTAGTACCGCCCAAAGTGCCTTAAATAGCACCATAGCCAGATCTATGATAGGGGAGATAAAATCCCACGCTGATCCAACTACTTTTACTATAGTTTCTATAGCTCGTTGAAGAATAGGGCTAACCTTTTCAAAAATGCCCTGTAGGGTACCCATTACAGGCACTACTACAGCATTGATAACCTCAGCTATTTTGGAGCCTACCTCTGAGAAAATCTGGGAGATAGTAGGCATTACAGATTGAATCACGCCAGCCACTACAGAGATCACATTTGACACTATAGGGAGAGCTGTCTGGATCAAACTAGCCAAAGTTTGTACTACGGGCATTACCGCACTTAGGGCTACAGAGATCACATTTGCGATAATCGGAAATACCTGTGATACGACATTTCCAAAAGTAGCGATAATATTTTGAATTACTGGGAAAAGCGTTTGCACCATAGAGCCCAGCGTAGTAAGGATAGGCTGGATAGCTGGGATCACAGCCTTAAATACCTGTGCTAGGCTTAGTACTACCTGCCTTACTACAGGGATAGCACCGCTCACAATATCGGCAAAGCCCTGTATAAAGCCTCCGCCATCTCCAAAGGCACTAAAGGCATCTCCCACGATAGGGAGCACCTCATTAAACAGATCTCCGATCTGCCCCACTACAGGAGCCAGCGTAGTAATTACATTAGTGACAACAGGTACTAAGCCCTGCATCACGCTCTTAGCGGTACTAATCGCTGTAGAGATAGCACTACCGATACCGCTAAAAGCTGGATCTACCAGCTCCGCCATACCTGCTGGGAGCACACTCTTAAGCCCATTCTTAAGAGCTGTTACAATGGTACCGCCTAACTGCTTAATCTTAGGGGCTCCCTTTTTAATTGCTGTACCTATAGCATCTGGTAAGCTCTCAAAGATTCTACCAATCATAGGGAGAGCGTTATTAAAAAGGAAAGTAGAGGCGGTATCTATCAACTGCTCCATAGAGCCTGTAATATCTCCGCCCAGAGCTAGATTAGCTAAGAGGTTTTTAGCGGAGGCTTTCATGGATGCAAAAGATCCGCTAAAAGTATTTTTCGCCTCATCTGCTGTAGCTCCAGCAATTCCCATATTTTCCTGTATGGCATGGATAGCGTTATACACATCGGAGAGGTTACTGATATCGTACTCAATGCCTGTTAGCTTAGTAGCATCCTTAAGGAGCCTCTGCATCTCCTCCTGCGTACCGCCATAACCCAACTTGAGGTTATCCAGCATGGTATAATTTTGCTTAGCAAAACCTTGATACGCATTTTGGATACTGCCCATATCAGTACCAAACTTATTAGCGTTATCCGCCATATCAATGAGTGCCATATCCGCTACCATGGATGCCTTTTGCGTATCTCCGCTCAAACTCTGTAACAGAGAGGCACTAAAGCTAGTAACCGTTTCCATGTATTCATTAGCGGATAATACAGCGGTCATAAAGGCTTTATCTGCATTTGCCATTACAGCACCTGCATCCGCCCCGTAGAGGGTTTCTACACCGCCTATACTTTGCTCCATAGAGGCTCCTGCACTCAATGAGCCTCCTAACAGAGCGGTAGCTCCTGCTCCAGCGATACCTACCGCAATAGTTACGCCCTTTGCAAGGGATTTCAGCATACCGCCAATCTTAGATAGCCCAGCGGTAGCTCCGTCTTTGATAGCCACAGTAGCCTTAGCTACCACAGATCCTACCTTTTTTAGCCCTTGCCCTATGCTATGGAGCACCTTGCTAGCCATATCCTTTATCTTAACGATAGGAGCAAACGCCTTTTTAGTTAGCCCCCCTAAGGTATTCTTGATCTTAGAGAGGAGCTTAGATGCATTGTCTTTTACTTTAACGATAGGTGCGAATACCCTTGAAGATATAGCCTTTAGGCTCTGCCTAAGTTTTTCCACCTTAGCAGTAGATAGATCTCTCAGCTTAACCACAGGATTTACTATGGTTTTCTTGAGATTTCTTAATTTCTCTGCAATACTATCAATTGTCTTAGCAGGTCTACCATCTACCGCTACCTCTGGGGTAGCAATCATAGCACCTACTGTAGCTACTGTGTTTCTTACCCTTTGGATAACACCAGAGGCTCTATCATTAGCGGTAATAGTAGGATTAGCTCTCTGATTGCCCAGCCCTCTAATACTAGAGCTAGTTTGATCTACCTGCTCCGAAAATTGCCTCTGCAATCTAAGGTTTTTCTGTAGGGTAGCATACATATTATCCTTTAAGCTAAGCCTTGCACCAAACTCCACCAAAGCACTCACCTCCTTACTCAGTTAATAACAGCTACAGGGAAAACTCCCTTACCCTCTGTACCCTTAATTAGCTCATTACGCTCCTCTACCTCTTTCTCAAAAAAGGCTTGTAGCACTGTGAGCTCTCCCTTAGGCATAGAGTAAAAAACGGATGGGCGGATCCTACCATGTTTCCAATAGTAGTACATCATCTGAGTAAGCCCATCCGTCTCTATTAGTTTTTTACTTCTGTAACGGAGCCCTCACCAAAACCAGAGAGGCTAGCAATCTCTCCATAAATGCTAGCGATTTCACCGCTAAGCAGGAGCTTACGCACCAACTCCTTAGGCGTACTAGCCTTAAACTTAGACATAAGATCCTTATTCTTAAACAGAGGCTTACCAGAGGGATCCATAACGCCCTCCATAACTACAAGCAACTGCAATAGGGAGATCTCAATATCTGCATCCTTGCCCTTAACAGATACCGCCATATCCTGTACCTCCTCGTATCTATCGGGAGAGAGTGCGGATACGGTAATTACAAAGGGAGAACCAAACACACCGCTAAGGCGTGT